AATCGTCAACCTAATGACTTTAAGGCTTTGGGCGGTATATGTAATGAACTTGCTGGAACTACTAACCTTTCACCTATGGAAGCCTTAAGGAGTATTGACGTATGACAACACTTGCAGAAATGATTGATGAAGTTCTTATCAATCTTTCAGGCTATACCTATCAACAAGACAGAAGCACATACCTTACTGCTGCAGTCACAACATTAACTTCCCCTAGTTCTTCGCCAACAATCTTAAGCCTCGGCTCCACCGATTCAGTAGGTAAAGGTGTCCTAGAGGTAGGCGAAGAGTTGATGTGGGTTGACTCATTTGACCGTATTGCTAATACAGCAACTGTTGCGCCCTATGGGCGTGGTTATCTAGGCACTACTGCCTCAACTGCTGCCGTAGATACCAAGGTCACAATCTCCCCTATATTTCCTAGGTATGTAATTAAGAAGGCTATCAACGATACTATCCGAGCAGTCGGAACTCAACTGATGGTTGTAAAGCAAACTACCTTTACCTTTAACGCAGCCCAAAACACTTATGACTTAAGTAATCTTAATATTGAATCTATCCTTACTGTTATGTGGCAAGACATTGGGCCATCTTTGGAATGGATTAGAGTCAATCGTTATGACTTTGACCCCTTAGCAGAGGCAACTTACTGGGGTGAGGGCAGTCAAACAATTAGCATTTATGATTATATTACCTCTGGTCGTACAGTAAAACTTATGTACGTTACCCAACCTACGGCATTTACATCTAACAGCCAGACTTTTACAACTCAGACAGGATATCCCGAATCAGCAAGAGACGTAATAATTTTAGGTGCAGCGTATAGACTACTTGCTTATCTTGACCCAGCACGTGCGTCTCAGATTAGCCCACAGGCTGATGAGATTGACGCCAAGCGTCCGTTCGGTTCATCTAATAATGCTACTCGTCAACTCTTTGCTCTCTATCAGCAGAGACTAAGAGAAGAAATTTCTTCTTTCCAAGGTCAGTACCCTCCCCGCATTCGTTTTAACCGATAGGAACATAAATGCCAACACGTCAATACTCGTCTCGTAGCCAACAGTCAACACTGACTAGTGCTATAACCGCAGGTGCTGCTACTATGACAGTAGTTAACGGCTCAGCCTTAATGGGTGGTCAGAGCATTCCTGCAGGTAGAACCTTTACTTTAGTTATAGATGTAGATACTGCTCTTGAAGAAATCGTAGATGCTACGGCGGTATCTACCAATACATTTACAATCACCCGAGCCATTGATGGTTCATCTGCACAGTCACACTCAGCAGGTGCAGTAGTAAGACATATGGCTATCGGTAGAGATTACCGTGATGCCAACCTACATACACAGGCTTCTGCCTCTTATAATGATGGCGCAGGTAATGCCCAGTCAATGCACGGCATTGCATCTGGTGAAGGTGATGTAGTAGGTACAGCCAAGACACAGACCCTTACTAACAAGACTCTTACTAGCCCAACAATTTCTAACCCTACAATTACTGGAACATCTGGTGTTGAAACCAGCATAGTATTTGAAGGTGCTACGGCTGATGCCCACGAGACTACCCTGACTGTAGTTGACCCTACTCAGGATAATACAATCACCCTACCTAATACCTCAGGTACGGTAGTCATTGCTGATGCTACTCAGACCCTGACCAATAAGACCCTGACCAGCCCTACTATCTCTGGTAGCCCTGTCATCACTGGTCTATCTAGCGCAGGTATGGTTGCCTCCTCGGCTACGCCGAAGGATTATGTAGATAGCATTCTAGGCTCAGCAACGTCTGCAGCCACTTCAGCAGCATCGGCTGCTACAAGCGCTGCTTCTGCTGCTACCAGTGCTACAAGTGCCTCTAATAGCGCCACAGCCTCGGCAACGAGTGCCTCAGCAGCAGCCACAAGTGCTACTAGCGCAGCCACCTCGGCTACTTCTGCAGCGGCTTCTGCCACAGCAGCATCTACTAGTGCTACCTCATCTGCTACATCGGCTAGCGCAGCAGCAACCTCTGCTACTTCGGCTGCTACCTCAGCCACATCTGCTGAGACAAGTGCTACATCATCGGCTACTTCAGCCAGTGCTGCTGCTACTTCGGCAACATCAGCAGCGGCATCAGTAACGGCTGCAGCAACTAGTGCTACATCTGCAGCAGCATCTGCTACCGCAGCAGCCACATCAGCAACTTCTGCTGCTGCTAGTTATGACCAGTTTGATGATAGATACCTTGGCAACAAGTCATCTGACCCTACTTTAGATAATGATGGTGGCGCACTACTAACTGGTGCGCTTTACTTTAATGACGTGCTTGATGCTATGAAGGTTTACAACGGCGCATCTTGGGATTTAGTAGCCCCTGACACATCAGCCTTTATTGACAAAGCAATTCTTACCGCCAAGGGCAGTATCATCTCAGCAAGCACAGCCTCAACCCCTGTAGCCCTGACTGTTGCTGCTACTGACGGTTATCTTCTTAGTGTTAGTTCATCAACTACCTCAGGGCTTGCTTGGACTGCACCACCAGTAGATGTACTTTCACTTAACTTACAAACACTATCATCGGACTATACGATTGAAAGTGGATATAATGCAAATAGCGTTGGTCCTGTAACAATAGCATCAGGAATCACAATAACAATACCATCAGGCGCCGTCTGGTTGGTTGATTAGGAGAAATAAATGAGTCTATTAAAAACAGCGGGTATCCAACACCCAAATTTGGGTACTCAATCTATTACAATCGATGGGTCAACTGGAGCAGTTACGTTTCCTAATGGTGGCCCTGGTGATTTAACAGCAGTGTCTGCAGGTACTGGTATTTCAGTTGCCTCAAGCACTGGACCAGTTCCTACTGTATCTATTGATACTTCCGTAACTGCCGATTTAACAACTGCTCAAACACTTACTAACAAAACCCTGACAACTCCAGTAATTAACACTGCAACTTTTTCAGATGGTGTTGTTAAAGGTCTTGAAGAAGATGTAAATGTCGTTGCTTCTGCAGCAACTGGAACAATTAACTTTGATGTTTCAACTGCCTCAGTTTGGTACTACACATCAAATGCAACAGCCAATCATACTCTAAACTTTAGATATTCAAGCGGTGTATCGCTTAATACTGCTTTAGCCACAGGTGATGCAATTACTCTTGTATGGCTTAATACTAATGGAACAACCGCTTACTATCCAAACACAATCCAGATTGATGGAACTACTGTAACCCCTAAAGTTCCTGCTGCTATTGCTGCTGGTAATGCTTCAGCAATTGATGCATATTCATTTACTATTATTAAGACCGCATCTGCTACATTTACTGTATTAGAAACTCAAACTAAGTTTGCTTAAGGAGCAATAATGCCTATTATAGGAACGTTTAGCAACTCGTCTGCTAGAGGATTTGGTGGGTTAAGAACCTTTCTTCCGCCTGTTTCTACAAAAGCGTTTTTCGGCGGGGGAGCATACTCAGGAAACAATACAAGCAATATTATCGACACTTTTGAAATTGCCTCTACAGGAAATGCTACAGACTTTGGTGACCTTGCGGTGTCAACAACTCGCTCTGGCGCGTGCGGTTCTACTGTTTATGGATTCTGGGCAGGTGGTGGTTTCTTTGGGGGTCCAGCATATGCCGATATTCAACAGATTACATTTAGCACTCAAGGAAATGCTACGGATATAGGCGACTTAACACAAGGTCGTTGGGGCACCTCTGGTGCAAGTAATAATACAAGAGGGTTATGGGCTGGTGGATTTACTGGTAGTAGTAGCAACGTAATTGACTACATTACAATGGCATCAGCAGGAAACGCTACAGATTTTGGTGACTTAACTGTAGCGGGGCATCAGACTTGTGCTCTTGCTTCACAGACAAGATTTGTATCTGGCAACAGAGATGCATCTGGGACTCAAAACCCCACGATGGACTATGTAACTATTGCTACTACAGGAAATGCTACTGATTTTGGCGATATGGGCAATTCAAGTTCTTCAACAGGTTTTTCCTCCAATACTCGCGGAGTTTGGGCTGGAAATATGACGAATACTATTGAGTACATAACAATAGCCTCGACTGGAAATGCTACTGACTTTGGTAATACTTTAGATAATGCAGGTAATCTTATGGGTTCAACTTCTAATAGCATTAGAGGTGTTATTGCTGGAAATGATAGTAATAGCAATGTTATTCAATATGTAACAATAGCCTCTACGGGAAATGCTACAGACTTTGGTGACTTAACACAAGGTCGTAATGGTTTATCTGGAACTTCAGCAAGCCACGGAGGAATTTAAATGGAGATAGAAAAGTCAAATGAAAGACAATTTATGGAGATAGCGTTACAAGAAGTAAGTAATGAGTTAGCAATAACTCCTGAATACAAAGGTATGCTAGAGCATATAAATGCTAACCTTCCTGCTATTAGTCGTGACTCTGAAAACTTCCATAAGTCTGCTTCTCAATTTAAAAATGTTACTTTAGATGTTACCGAATTAACTCCAATGGGTTCGCTCAAGCATATATTAGCAGTTATTAATAAAACCCGTATGGCTTTAGAAGAAGCCCATATTTCAGTAAAGCGCAAACAAATTGAGTTAAAGAAAAAAACACTTGAATATGACAATCTTGAAGAGGGTTACGATAAAGAACTTATTTGGGTTGATATTGTTGAAATTAACAATCATCTCAACAACTCAGAAAACTCAGTTAAAGGTGCTTTGCGCAAGTTAAGTTTCTTTACCACTCAATATCAAGCCATTATGGAAAAAATAGGTAAGACAGAAATTACCGAGGAAGATTACGAACTGAACGAATCTCGTCATCATATTATGACCGCTATGAAACAAGCCCTTTGCGCCGCTAGAACTAGGGGTGGGCTAATTGATGAAGGTAATCAAATCTATTTATTTGATATGGGTATTAATGGAACAGTTGCTCAAGCAGAAATGTTTGCTTATATACAGGCAGAGCAAGAAATGCTTGCTAGAGGCGAAGAGCCAACACACGAATTTACAATCAAATGGCTTGAGGCTTGCGCCGATAAGTTTGCAAATTGTGGAGCAGAATTTGCAGAACTCCGTGGCTTTATTCCACTAGACAAAAAATCACTAGCAAAGGAAATCACAAGTGGCAAAGAAAGTAATTAGTTATAAGTTAAACACAGATGGCACCATTCCTGATTATGTAGAAGATGGTGGCTATTTACCAACAGACGGTGATTCGTTTAATATGATTTTACTTGGTGTTTCAAAAGACGGTGCTGATATTTCAGAAGCCCAGGCTGTATTTTCTACAGAACCAGAAGCACTTGTTTATGTTAGAACTTATCGTTCAGATGTAATTTATATTGACCCAATAACTGGTCAAGAAGAAAAATATATTATTGCTGATGCAATAGCAGATTTGTTTGCTAAACTAAACTAAAAGAATAGAGGGGACAATGATACAAAAGCAAGAGACAGTAGCCATCGGCTGGTGTGATAATGGCACTACCGATGGTAAGTTTACTGAAGGGTTAATGACAGCAGTAATTGCTGGTCCTAACAATGGTATGCGCTTTACTACCAGCATACGTGTGCAGGGTAATCAGATAGGCAGACAACGCCAGATACTCTTTGATTACTGGGCAGATAAACTAAAGACAGACTGGATACTATGGGTAGATTCAGACATAGTTCTAAGCCTTGAGGCTATCCAGAAACTCTGGCAGACAGCCGATAAGATTAACCGCCCTGTAGTTAGCGGTGTTTACTTCATATCTAAGGAGAACGAGGGCAGTCTTATGCGCCCGTTCCCTGTTCTATTTGATGATGTAGATGAGTTTCAAGTCCGCTATCACCACCCGTTACCTGACAACCAAGTAATCAAGGTTGACTGTGCAGGGTTTGGCTTTGTCCTAATGCATAAGTCTATTATTCCTAAACTGCGTGAAGCACACCCTGGTAAGGGTATGTTTATGGAGACTGGTGATGGCAAAGATGAGCATTTTGTTGGCGAAGATATTATTTTCTTCCGCCGTATGAAGGCAGCAGGTGTACCACTACACGCCCATACTGGAGCACTGGTAAAACATATGAAACGCTTTAGCGTTGACTATGACTATTATGCATTGTATTGGGCTAACGAACATTTAAAGACAAAACTTATAGAACAAGAGCAACAAGGAGAATAAGTGGCTGGTCGTGATATTACAGAAGGTCGCGGTTCTAATGTCGCGGACGTTGGTTATGCTATCGCTGTTGATGTTGGTGTAGTTGCTACTGATGCTATCTGGCAGAATACTGATATAGCCTATGATGTTGCTATCGGTGGTATGCCATTCATCTATGCCATCAATGATGCTAACCCATATATTCGCCAGACTGCTCCTTATAGAAAAGAACAATTCGATAATCAAACCGAGCCTGGTGAGCAGACCCTCACTGGTTGGTGGATTAGAAGCCAGACTTCCTTTCATAGCGGAACAGGAATTACTTTCTTTGACCCTGCTTTAGTAATCAATGAAAGCACATATCGTTTTGCTGACAGCCGTAATGTAGACGTTTGGACTAAAGGCGAAGTAACCCTACTTAATGCTGTTGCTGAAGAGCACTATGTAACAGGAGCAGTATCTAGTAACCTAAGAGCAAATCAATCTTTACGCTCTATTAAATATGGCAGCACTCAAGGTGTTCTTCTAAGAGATGAATACGATGTTGACAAGATTGCCGAAGATGGAACTGTAACCCACTTTGTTGATTATGTTTCTGGCACCGATGACAAAGTATTTGCTATCTGTGATGATGGAACTACTGCCTATTGGGTCACCAATGATACTGGCCCATCAGGCAAACTAGAGGTAAATAAGAAAGCCCTTACTGGTGATGCTTCTACTTCTGCAACAGTTATGTTTACAGCCAATGGTATTACTGTAACTAATGCGGTAATGGAGTTTGTCAAAGAGCGTATTGTTATGTGTGCTAATGACAAGGTATATGAGTTCTCCTCAGCAGCCTCAGCCCTACCTACTGCAGTCTATACACATCCTTCTAGCGCTCACGTTTATACCAGCATAGCAGCATCAGGTCCTGCAATATATGTTGCTGGTTATAATGGCATTCAATCAACCATATTAAAATTTACCCTCAGTACCGCAGGTGTTATGCCTACCCTGACCCAAGCGGTAGTAGCAGCAGAGATGCCAGTGGGCGAGATTATCCATAAGATTCATTACTACTTAGGCTATATGATTATCGGAACCAATAAAGGTATTCGAGTATCTGTAGTATCTGATGTAGATGGGTCTATAAACTATGGTCCTTTGATTGTTGAAACTGACCAGCCAGTGTATGACTTCTGTTCACGTGACCATTATGTATGGGCAACGGCTGGGGTCGATGGATACCCAGGGTTAATTCGTATTGACTTAAGTCAGCAACTAGAGCCTTTAGTTTTTGCTTACGCAAATGACATTTATTATGGCACTTCACTTGGTCACGAAACCACAGCCTGTGCTTTTGCTGGTGATACTGATAGACTTGTCTTCTCATCAGAATCCAACACTGTTGGCGGGACTATTACTAATAAAGCACTTACAAGCAATGTTGCTACCTTGACAACTGCTACAGCCCACGGATTAAGCGTTGGAGATGAAGTATGGGTTCAGGGTGTTGATTCAACATTTAACTCTACAGATTTATTTACAATTACCGCTGCTACTACAACTACATTTAGTTATACCAAAGCAGCCACAAACGTAGCCTCAACTGCAGTAACCTCGGCAACTGCTTTAACAAATGTACCTGGTTATACTTACATTGAAAGCGCTAGTGAAAAAGCCACAAGTGGATATCTACAAACAGGCTTTATCAGATACAACACATTAGAGCCTAAGAACTTTAAACGTTTGATAGGTCGAGGTGAATTTGAATTCGGCTCTATGTCCCTACAAACAGTAGATAAAGATGGTTTGGCATATGATGTAGTCAGTTATGACGCATCAGTTCCAGCAGTAGAAGTAACTACCAGCCAGCCAGCAGGAGCACAAGAATTTTTAGCATATAAATTTGTTCTAACCAGAGACGCTACAGATAATACCAAAGGTCCTACATTCAAAGGCTATCAGGCTAAGGCCACTATCGCTACACCTCGACAACGAGTAATTAGATTTCCCGTCTATTGTTTTGACGTGGAGACAGACAAGTACAATGTTCTAGTCGGCTATGAAGGCCGAGCCTTAGACCGAATCAATGCTCTAGAAACCATTGAAGAAGATGGCGACATTGTTACCTGGCAAGACTTAACCACTGGCGAATCTCGTCAGGTTTCTATAGAACAAATACAATTCACTCGTATGACTCCACCAGATAGAGGATTTACTGGCTATGGAGGAATGCTCACTATGACTGTAAGGACTGTGTAATGACACCTACCGAATGGGCTGGCCTAGCCGTAGCCGTATTAACTTTAGTTGCTGGATTTGCTGGCGCTGTGCGCTGGATGGTAAAGCATTATCTATATGAACTACGCCCCAATGGTGGCTCAAGTCTTAAGGATAAAGTCAACTTACTCGAAGAAAAAGTAGAACTATTAACTGAATTAGTTAAGGAAGCATTGAGGAAATGAATGAAACGTGTGGTGAAGGTCGCGAGTCCTGCTGCTATTGCTGTGCTTCGTCAAGCGACAGCGCTGTTTCCGAAGCGCAAGAAACTGTCAGACGGGTTGTTGCCTTCGTTAGCGCATCAGAAAGCCAGCCCGAATTCGGACCACAATACTGGGCTAGCAGTAGATTTGACCCACGACCCTGAGAGCGGTATTGATTGTGCTGTCATTTTTGAAAAACTTAAAGAAGATGAACGAGTGGATTACCTCATATACAATAAAAAAATTTGGTCAAGAGCCAGACGCAAAGAAGGCAATAGGAAGTATACAGGTAGTAATCCTCACGTTAAGCATCTACATATTTCTATTAATGATACTCACCGCAGTGACACTAGCCCCTGGTTCTGGTGGCTAAGTCAACCTAAGATTGTGAATCAGATTGTGGCAAATTTACAGCCACAACCTAAGAAGAAGGTTGCTGTTAGTACCATTGTGGTACCAGTATGCACCTGCTGTAAGGTTCACAATACAAAACGAAAGGCAATCTAAATGGAAACACTAAAGCAAGTATCGCTGACCTGGTTCCGTGCTGCAGCATCTGCTGCTATTGCACTCTACCTCGCAGGCGAGACCAACTTTAAGACCCTCGGAGCAGCAGCCCTCGCAGGGTTCCTCGGACCAGTTCTTAAGTGGCTCGACCCATCTGCAAAAGAGTTCGGCAGAAACGCAGAGTAGCCCTTTAAACGCCCTATAAGGCGATTTAAGACCATAAGACCCCCAACCTAAGGTGATTACCTTGGGAAGGGGGTTCTTTTTCTTTTTGTCGGCGTGTCGGTTTGGTAAAAACTTTGACATCGTGTGTATAATTTATCTATAATAGATAATATATATAGGGGCGAAGCCCCTTATTATATATATAATATATTATAATATATACAACTAAATATTCCTAGCCCAAGTGTTGAGTACTCTCCTGTCCTCCGCTTAGGGCTAGGATATCTAACGACAGGAGAAGTAAATGATTCAATTACAGGGCTATGAACTGCCAGCCCATATATCTTATTCGGCATTCACCACATACCTGACTTGTGGGTATCAGTATTATCTAGGTCGACTATTAAAACTACCCGAAGAGCCAAGCATCTGGTCTGCTGGTGGTAGAGCATTCCACGCAGCAACTGAGGAATGGGACTTAGCAAATGACTAATACGTTGTGGGCTAAAGCCTGGAGTGATGAGACTAAGGAACTTGATTTTACTAAGGCTAGAGTTGCTGGGCGAGCAACCATTGCTAACCCGAATAAGGAAGATGCTAACTGGTGGAATGAGAAGGGCCCACAGTGGGTCGATAACTACATATCTTGGCGTAAGAGCAATACTAATTGGAAGATTTGGAAAACCCCTCAAGGGGCTAGAGCAATCGAAATAGAACTCAATCCCATCATCGCAGACGTGCCTGTGAAGATGGTGATTGACCGTGTCTTTGAGGTTGATGGTGAACTTATTATCGTTGACCTTAAGACATCAGCGCGTAGACCAATATCTGACCTACAACTTGGCTTCTACAAAGTCGGGCTAGAGATGATGCTTGGTGTAAAAGTCAATCAAGGAAACTACTGGATGTCCAGAGACTCTGGGACAGGAGAGATGATTGACCTAAGTAGATATACCGTAGATATGCTCGAATATTTAGTGTCGGGCTTTGATAAGGCTCGCAAGGCTGGTATATTTCTTCCTAACCTATCCAGTTGTAGTTTCTGTGGACTCACAGAACACTGCACATTTAAGAAAGAGAATAAATGAACAACGACGATTGGAAGATTCAAGTCTCCATCAAATCATCAGCATCTAAGGATGCAGATATGATTAACGTTCGCGCTAATACTGCTGATGAACTCAGTGTATTACTAGAGGGCGTATCTAATTACTCAACACAAATAGCAGCAACTGCTAAGATGGTTCAGGCAGCGTACACAACACTCCCTTTAGTGACGCCGCCTTCAATTCCCGCCACGCAGCCACCAGTCTCCTCCGTACCAGACCAGGCGCAGCAAGCAGGCCCTACTTGTATTCACGGACCTAGAGTGTGGAAGAGCGGTATAAGCAAAGCGTCAGGAAAACCATATGCATTTTGGTCTTGCTCACAACCAATGGGCGCTACACAATGCAAACCAGTTAGTTAATAACCTATAAGAATTGAGACCACTTGCTGTTCGGGGAAGGTGGTAAGTGGTTTCAACTTAAGACAGGAGCAAGATGAAAACATTAGCAAGGTCAGTTGGTAGAAGTGATATAGGCGGAGAGCCTTTGCCCTCTGTGTTTAAAGCATTTGAAACTAATAAGATTATATTTCGTAGGGCAGAAGTATCAATGATGGCGGGAACGCCAGGTGTAGGTAAGTCAACACTCGCGCTAGGTTTAGCACTTAAGATGAAAGTTCCATCCCTTTACATCTCAGCAGATACCAATGCACATACTATGGCTATGCGATTAGCCTCAATGATTAGTGGTAAGAATCAAACTGACGTTGAGTATCTATTACAAAATGACTTAGGTTGGACTAGGGCTACCCTTGCTAAAGGTAGTCACATTGTGTGGTCATTTGAATCTAGCCCTAG